GGGCTTGGAGATGGGGATGGGAGAAGTCAAAGGGCCCCTCTTTCCCGAGCCAATAGGTCTTACCGGGGTGGCGAGGACCAGCCTGGAGGCAGTAGGGCCAACCAGCACTGGTAGAACGAGGGATGGACTTCATGAAGGGGTCGGAAGGATCGCCTGCGACTGCGATTTCAAAAGGGAGAATACCGCGTCGTTGCGGCGGGAGATTTCGGAGAGCTTTCTCCAAGTGGGCATATTCAGCTTGCGCGCACTCAGGTATACCGGAAAGGTTAGCCAGAGGGACGTAAACGTAGGAGTACTTGGAGAGCGAAGTGAGGAAAGGATTGATGGTCTCCCCCTCGGCATTGGCAAAAGGCGCCAAGCGAGCGGGCAGCTTACGGGGGGCCTGCGGGCAGAGGGAAGAGACTTGGTACTTCGAGGGGACAATGCGAGAGTGGTTAGCGAGGTGGGGTTGAAAGCGCTTATCCACAACCGCAGAGACGGGAAATGTATGACAAAAGTACTGATTGGTAGGATTCGTGAGGATAGGACGAGCCTGGTCGACGTCATGATCGACCGCAGGAACTGGAGGAACGGGGGGATCAGAGGGAGGCACGAGTTCTTCAATAGCAACATCTTCGGGAATGATTTGCTTCTTAAAGAACTTAATACCTTCCATGATGGACTCATGAGTAACTGCGGTAGCGACCCCAGAACGACTGCATCCAGCAGAGTGGATGCCAAGAATCTTCTTGTTTCCAGAACCAGGATTCTCAAGGAGCGCGACAGCGCCACATTCACCCTCAGCAAAGGTCCCTTCGCACCGATAGGCGCGGCGGACTCGACGGAGGACAGTGTCGGACACATCATTAACGTAGACTGGCCAGTCCTCTTCAGGAACGGCCACAACATGTCGGATTTCCATAACACCATCAGGAGCAAGGTACCAATCGGCGCGGCAACCGCGTTCGACGTAGGTTCTGTGCTCCTTTTCGGTGAGGAAACGAGCAGTGATATCCGGAGCGAAGTTGACGGCGGTGTTGGTCCATAAAAACATGGAGACATCGGAGGAACCAAACTTGGTGATCTCAATCGAACTAACGATGTCTTGAACGGTTATGTCATAGCGAATCTCAGGATTTGAGGCCTTAACAGCAGTGTAAGTGCAATCTTCGGTAACAAGGCCCTGGGAGAGATTCTCCTTAACGACGTTGACAACGTGGGTGTTGATAAGTCCAATGCGACCGGCGATGAGAGTGATGTAACAGGAGGTAGCGCCGGTAGCGTCGAGAACGCGGTAGATAGAACTACGGAACATCTTCATACCGAGGTCGCGCGAGGCCTTGTCGAGAGTGGCCCCGCCTTGATTCTTAGTACGAATAGGGACATGTTTGACGGGGATCTTGGGCTCCTTAGGATTGGACTGGTTGGCGGTCTTGGGCTTATGCGGTACGTGGCGAGTGGGGACCTTGGGTTCCTTAGGGTTAGAGTGGTCCTGAGTCTTGGTCTGCTTACCCACACCAATCGCCCAAGTAAAGGCTTTGATAGTAGTGAGAGCGATGGCGATAAAGGCAACGTAAGCAACAGCAACCACTGCGAATTGGCGAAAGTAGAAACGTGCTTCAGTAACAAAAGCACTATTCCAAACGTCATCAATGGTTGCGAGGGCAGAAGCCTTCCAGTCCTCGAACACAGCGTGTAGGTCGTCAGGGAAGGGGACTTCGACAGCCAGCAAGGCCACACGGAATTGAGGACTAGCGATTGCGGACTCGAGCGCCCGGATGGCGTTGGGTCCTCGCGAGTTGGCAGCATCGAACATAGGACCCAGGCGATAGGCAACCTCATTGACAACGTCGGCTTTCCAGAGAGGGTGAGCGACTTGAATCATGTCGGCTAAGGGAGCAGCCACGATTCGTCTCCCGAAGTTGGGTCTGTCGGAGGGAGCGACGGAGGCCATAGCGATCGTGAGCTGTTCAATGTCGCTGAAAATACCTTCAAGACCCTTAATGTGGCCAGCTGAGGTGCGACCACGGACGAAATTCGGAAGCTTCTGATAAACGGAAAGGGGCCACGATTCAGTCGCTTTAGAGATTCGCTCAACTTGAGCTTTAAGAGCAGTCGAGTGGGCAATCTCTTCAGGGGTACGGGTCGGGGCGACAGGGGAACAGTGGGTCAATTCCGCCTCTGCTTGAGCAAGAGACTCAAGGACAGCGGCTTTGAAATCAGCATCTTCAGACTCAGGATCAACCTTATCTTCTTGGGAAATGGGCTCAATCAGCTGTTCGACTGAGTGCGCTTTGAGTTTCTCTTCGACGGCGGCAGGGGTAATAGGCCCAGATTGATTCGTGTCGCGAAGTTGAGTTAAAACGGCATCACAACGTTCGCGATGGTGGCGTTCGTTCTCAGAAGCGAAGGCGCGAGAATTGAGCTCGTTCTGGTCGAGTTGAGCGCACATCTTGGAAACAAGCGTCTGGTAGTTGTAAGGCTTGATGCCAGCAATGGGTACACCGTCGAAATCAATGTCCCAAAACCAATAAACATCCTCACACCAGGCGAGGCCCCGATTCACAGTAGGGATAGCAGCGAGATTGATTTTCCACTTGAAAGGGTCTCCGTTGGACTTAAGAATCGAATCTTCAGTCGCGTACTTACGCTGGACGGAAACCTTGACACGAATGGAAAAACGGCGGTCAAGAGCAACACGGTGACGCATGAGATCATCAGGAACGGTAGGTTGATTGGTGGTGACAAGACAAAGACGGGGACTAGGGAAGATCCCTTTCTTCTCTTCAAGATGAGCCATGTTAGCGTGATAGGGGGCGGTGTCAATCATGTAGAGGACCTCAAGGGCGTCGGTAGCACCGGGAACCTTGCTTTGGGCCCAATCATTCCAGGTAATCACAACGTGATCGTTACGAAGACCGGACATGTAGGGGTCAGCAGCATTGCGAGAATAGACGTAAGCAAGGGGAGCTTTCTTAAGGCTCTCAACCATAGAGACGCTCTCACGAAAGACGTGGAGGCAAGCTCTTTTGGAGAGGTCGTCGGTCAGGCTACTTTTACCTACTCCTGATTCACCAGTGATCCACATGCCAACAGGCATGATGCGCATTGCAGCCCCGGAGAAGGACTCACAAAGGCTAACAAGGGGATCGAGCGCACGTAGGTATTGCTGGACAATGTTGAAAATGAGCATCTTTTCAGGGTGGTGCATGAAACTCATTTGCAAACGGCGTCCTTCCTCAATGAGAGAGGTAAGGACTCGAGTATCTTCAAACTCAATAGCAGTGTGTTCTTTAGCTTTCTTGAGCCGAGCGCTGACGCGCCCGACCCAGTCATCGAGTTCTTTGATACCACTACGGGCCTTTTCAAGCTCAGGTAACTTCAACCAACTTCGGATGCAATTGGTAATATCAAGAAAGACTTGTTTGAGCCAAGTGACGAGTTCAATGGAACCTTTAGAAGCACGGTCCCAACCACCGAGGCACGAGAGGGCCTCGTGCATCTGACGGCCTGAAGGAACAGACTTGATCGAGATGTAGGACATTCCAGCGACTATGATTCGAGCAACGTGCTCAAAACTTCCGGACTGATCAACCTCTTTTTCGGAGGAAAACCAATCTAGGGCTTTAGACACCCAGTGAGAAACATGGGAGAACACGCCAGAGAACCAACAGAAGCCGACGACAGCGACAGAACCAATGATAGCAAGACCAGTGTTCCACTCACGAGAGCAAGAGACAAAACAATACAGAGCGGCAGCAGCGCAGCCCATAGTGAGTAGGACATTTTGACCTTTGTCGAGCAGGGAAGTAGACATAGAGCCGAGCTGTTGTAATAGAGAGGTACCAGTCTTTTCGGCATGGGAGACGGTCTCCTTAGCAGCTGTTTGGGTCTTAACGAGAGTCTCGTCAACGTCGCCCTTCACACTCTGACGGAAAGAGTCAAGTTCTTCGAACAAAGCAGTTCGCTGTTCGATAGTAAAGGCGTTGAGGAAAGTAGGAAGGTCGTTAAGTGTAGCGGGAGCACGGGAGACAGAAGAGAAGAAGTTCAGGATGGACGAGAAAACACCAGGTGAGGAAGGAGGGACGCCAGATGGAGCGTCGATGTACTCTTCCTCTTCGGGTTCGGACTCGGAGCTGGTGGGGTCTTCCTCATAAATCGGTTCGGGCAAACGGACACGGCGCATCTGATCATAAGTGCGCAGGTGTTTAAGTTCGCGATCGAGTTTTTTTTGCAAGTAAACGGACTTGTCAAGAGCACGAGTCAAGACTTTCTTTGCGGTGTCACCGGATGGCTTTTTACATGACTTTGCCAAACGGCGCATCTCAGAGAGAGATTCGAGAGGAACAGTGACGAGTTGCACTTTCTTGTTACGGAAGGTGGGAGCGGGAGCTCCCTGAGGGAGAACATAGATAGCGGCTCCACGAGAATTCGGGGGCTTGCGGCGACCAGTAGGAGTGGTCACCTTGCGGACGTAGGAAAACTCAGTAGAGGCCTCAACTTGAGCAGAAACCTTAAGATCGAGCCACTTCTTCATAAGAGAAACAGGAGCTTCCTTAGGAAGTTCGACTCCGGGAGGAAGTAGGGGACTATAGGACTGAGCTGGAACATCAGCGTCTTCAGGGTCAAGAGGCTCCTGATAAAATTCATCATCAGGGTCGCTCACCGCAAGCTTGGGCACAAGATCGAGACAAAAGAGCTCAGAGTCAATGAGGAAGTCGAGGAAGTCGTCTATCTTCTTACGCGGCGAGAAAGGGGCTGCATTTGATGAAAGGCGGGAATTGCGCCGGGGATATGGTATACCGGCGGCGGATAGGGTTGCCGGGAAACGATCAAGATACTTTTCCACCGGTTCGTGTTGAAAGTTAGGTGAACGAGTAGGAACAGGGATCGTGAGAGGGCGCGCGCCCGCGCTAGAGGGCTCTCCAGGAACAAGTCGGACAACTTCCATAGAAGGTAAGTAGGAAATGCTGACGGAGCGATTCCAACACGCAGATCGCGTGGCAACGCAATCAGGATAGCGAATAGCCAATCGCCCAAGGGCATCGTGTACAACGCTAAAATGAGCAAAGGACTCGGGATCAATGAGAACGTGAGAGCCAACAGAAGTGGTACCAAGGGGATGATATCCCTTATGATGTTCACACAGGGCCAAAGATGTTCTGGTTGTAAAGCCAAACGCATCAGTCTCATCCGTACACAAGCATCGGAGGCATAGATCGAGAATGTACCCCATATTAAGAACAGAGTGGACAGTAAGGGGTAGGTCGCAGCCAGGATGAATGAGAGGAGTAGAGGGATAGATAGAAAGATCAGTTGAAGTAAGATGAACAATCGAAGGGAATTCAAACTTCGCAACCAAAGATGAAAGAATGGTTGTAGGTAGGGATCCAAGAAGTTTGCAAGGACAACTGAGTAAACCCACCAATTCAGAAGAAGCGGGTAAAGGAGCGGGAGGAGAAGAGACAGCATTGAGGGAAGACGCGGTTGTGAAACGTCCTTCCATGTTCATTTTGCTGTAAATCCCGGCTTTGATAGTTGGATGGATGTTACCATTATACCGCCCTTATGTCAGGGGGCCACCCGTCTACAGAGAAAGACAGTGAGATTAATGGGGACAATAGCATCCTCCATGCGCAGTTTGACGACTGCGCGCAGTACCAGGGGCCGTCACGAGACGGACGAATAATCGCGAGCTCAACAGAGCCAGAGCGATGCAAGGAAACGACACCTTAGCCGGGTTAGGTGTGAATCCGAATCAAACTTTCCGGATCAGGGGGATGTGAAGTTATCGACTCCCAAAGAAACGGGAATGAAACTGTAAAGACCGTACGAGCAGACACACACAATACGACAGAAACACTCCTTGATTCTCGCAACTGTCATGGACAATTAGAGCTGGAAATCACGCGTAAGTCACGTGTATCCCGCCAGGCGAGAAGCCTGACTATGCGCACAAGAAAAAGTGTGCATTGGATCTGGATTTTATGTTACAGTACTAGACGGGACTAGTATTGGCAAAAAGGCTATTTAGGGTTTTTGTATGGTTTTGTAGTTTTTATAGTTTTGGTTTGAAAATATAGTACAGTGAAAGGGTTAGTAATGCGAACACACTCTACTGGCTTACAAACAGAGAGTATAGTGTTGTGTCTATCGCACAAGGACACAATTGGCCCTAATCATACTGACCAGAGAACATCCGTATCAGCTAATAGAGGGCTGCACAAACTTGACTATACG